TAACACATGGCAACAGAAGTACAACGCAGTAGAGGTCGCCCATCAAACTACAAGTTTGATCGCGGAGGCGTACCTGCGGAGTTTGGACCATTTTACGGCGTGGTAAAAAATACCACAGACTCAATTAGATCAGGACGCATACAAGTTTATATTGATGCATTTTCCAATGGCGGCGAAAACGAACCATCAAAGTGGATTACAGTAAGCTACATGCCACAGTTCTTTGGATCAACTCCATACAATCCTGCCAAGACAGGAGTAGGTTCATACATCGACGGCAACTCCAACAGCTACGGTATGTGGTTTACACCACCAGACGTTGGCATCACAGTATTGTGTGTGTTTGTCAACGGTGACCGCAGTCAAGGTTTTTACATTGGCACAGCACCTGACCAAAGCATAGGACATATGGTTCCTGCCATAGGTGCAGCCCCAGTTGCCACTCAAGTTATTGCAGAAAACGCAAATCAATCAGCATATTTTCAAGGCGCATCTCAATTGCCAGTGGTCGAAATTAATACCAACAATATTGCTCTTGAAGAAAATGCTAGATTTTTTGATGCTCCAAAACCCATACAAAGTGTGGTGGCAGAAACTATGTTCCGCCAGGGCCTAATCAAAGATCCACAACGTGGGCCTATATCAAGCAGCAGCCAACGAGAAAGTCCCAGTGCTGTGTTTGGTGTAAGCACGCCTGGACCAGCTGTGTACGCAGGTGGCATGAAACTGGGAGAAATACAAAGAAAAGTTCAAACTGGAGAACTCAAACCACAAGACCTCAATGTGATTGGTCGCGTGGGCGGGCATAGTATTGTAATGGATGATGGCGACACAGACGGCAATACCAGATTGATACGATTTAGAACCACAGCCGGTCATCAAATCACAATGAGTGACAGTGGAGACTTTTTCTACATTACTCATGCTAACGGCCTAGCTTGGTTTGAGCTTGGCGCACAAGGCACACTGGATGTGTATGCCACGAACTCTATCAACTTGCGCACACGTGGTGATATCAACTTGCATGCCGATAGAGATATCAACATGTATGCTGGTGGTAGCATCAAAGCCAAAGCTGTAGAGGATATTACTTTGCAAGCTGATGCAGACTTCACAGCTATTGCACAGCAAAATTTAAAATTGTATAGCAAAAGTTACGTTGGTATCAAAGCAGACGGCAGTCTTGCTTTGCAAAGTGCAACTGGTAGTTGGGATGGTGGCAGCACATTGACATTTACCGCAGGCGGCATTGACCTCAACGGTCCTGCTGCTGACTCAGTATCGGCACCCAATAACTTGACCACAACTATCTTAGATGATACCACATTCAGCAGCGCCACTGGGTGGGCAGTTGAAACAGATGGGCTTGAAAGTATTGTGACTAGAGCACCCACACACGAACCATATCCTTATCATAACAAAGGTGTAGATATTGAAATTCCGTTAGAAGCAGGCCAACCTCCACCTAATCCAGGTGCTGTGCCTGTTCCTGCTGGATTTGAATTTACAAGAAAAGCATGAGCACATATAATTTTGAATTCAACGGCCAAAAGTTTGAAATCAAAGCTCCTGCTGGTGTTACATTTGAACAAGCCAAGGCAGTGTTTGATCAACAAACTGCCAGCGGTGGCCTTACAGGATTTAGAATTGGTGACGTATTAAGTCCTGCCACGCAAGCCGCCGGCGGCCTGGCCGCAGCACAAAGTCAACTTACACAAGGCATAGCGTCATTGACCAGTAAATTGCCAGCAGGTACAAATTTAAACAGTATCACAGCCAGCATAGGAACACTAGGACAAGCTGCTGGCACCCAGGTAGCCAGCTCATTACAAGGTGGTGCGGCTGCGTTTAACTCATTGACCACTGGTGCAAGTGGTGGCACTGCTGCTATAAGTTCAGCACTGGCAGGAGCTGGTGCTGGATTTTCTTTGCCGTCAGCATCAGTGATTACAGGTGCATTAACTGGTGCTGCTTCTCGAGTAGGTAGCTTGGCCAGCACAGCAGTCAGCACACTATCTGGATTGGTTAAAGCAACTCCTACTGAAGGAATCAATGTATCAGATTTTGCCAAACAAGGCCCGGCACTGAGTGGTCTTGGCAGTATGAGTTTGCCTGATGTAACCGGTACTTTGGCCCAAGCTTCAAAGCTGGTAGGACAAGCTGCTGACACTGTTAGCAACACAGCAGGAGCAGGAAAATTTGGGCTTGATGCCAGTCAGCTGGAACGATGGGGTCTAGTCAAGCCAGGAACTGCTGCTTCTTTTTTAGGTCAAAGCAGCAATGACCTTGTGGGAGTATTAAAAAGTCCCACAGTGTGGACCGGCAAAGATGGTGTAAAAAGTCTTGACGGGCTGTTGAACAATCCAGGTCTACAAGACAAAATACAACAAGGGCTGATGACTTCTGGTGTGGCTGATTTAAAATCCCTGGGGATTCCCACAGACAAATTAACACCACAAGCATTGAGCGGCCTTGCAACCAACGCTGCAAAAAGTGTTCCAAACACACTTGACTGGGCTAAAAATACTCCAGGCCTGCCAGCTGACATTAAATCCAAATTTGATGCTGCCGCAGTTAATGGTGCATTTGCAGTTAACCTAGCACAAACCAAAGTAGATGTTTCGATGCTTCAAGAATATAAACCTGTGGCTGCTGAAGATACTGTGAACACAGACACTCTTGACGCTGCTGCCAAACGTATTGTGGGCAACCCCAA